ATTCATACTCTTTGGAAACCCAGAACCATATAACCACATTACTTGGTCACGAATCTCAAAACCAGCATCTTCTATTGCAACTGCCATTCTATGATATGTTCTACTTCCAGAAAATGCAAGTAGATGTCCACCAGGCTTCAATACCTTAAAACATAGTTCCCAAGTTTCTTTTTGAAATGCAATACCAGTAGAATCCCAACTTCTTCCCATAAAACCTAATTCATAGGGTGGGTCTGTAACGATAGAATCAACGAAGACCTCATCTTCTATCATCATTTTTAATACTTCTAAACAATTTCCGTTATGTAATCTCATCATAATAATTTACTAAAGTTTCTTTGTTTTTCAAACTTTATTACACTTCTAAACTTATCAAACATTGTATCTCCCTTATGACTTATGACAAATACATTTTGGTCAGCAAAAGTGTTCAATATCTTTAAGAAATCATCAGTACCAGTAGTATCTAAACTACTATCAAAGATTTCATCTAGTATTAGTAAATTAGTGTTGGTTGAGTTTTTCATCTTTGCAACAGCTCTCCAAGTAAAAAGAAGTGCAAGATCAATCCTCATTTTTTCACCTTCACTAAAAGACGAATAACTAAACTCATCTCTGTGTCTGGACTTAATAGTTTCATTAAAATTATTGTCCAGTGTAAAGTTAACATAGAAATCCATACTTGTCAAGTATCCGTTTATTAATTTATTCATGATAGGTAGATACTTGTTGATTATCTTTGTTTTGATACCAGTGTCCATTAATAGATTTCTTGCAACATCTACATAAAATTTATCTTCTCTTAACTTAGTGATTTGTTCCTCTTGTATTTTACATCTCTCTGATAATCTAGTTAGTTTTGCTTTATCTTCTTCTGACACTTCACCTTTTTTATAATTAGAAATATCTTTTTCAGTTGACATAATTAATTTTTGCATATGTGTAATTGATGCACAAGACTTTGCAATCTCAACTTCTTTTTCTCTTATTTGTTTTAGTAACAACTCTACATCATTTAAAATATTTTCTTTTGATTTAAGTTCTACTTTTAATTTTTCTATACCACTATGAAGTTCTTTTATTCTGTTATGTTTTTCCTCTATCTTTTTTTTCTTTAGTTCTGACTCAATGTCTTGAGTACAAACTGGACAAGTTTCATTTTCTTCAAAAAACTTTTTCTGTCTTTCATTTTCATCTATACGATTAGAAAGTTTAGCTTCCATTTTATGATATTCACGAATACTATTTTTTATCTCTTGTTTATTAGAAACTTTAGGTTGAAGTATTTTAACTTCTTCATTAAGTGCATCTACTCTTTTACTCTCTTCTAGTTTTACAGATTTAGTTTCATTTACTAAAGATACTTTTTCTTCTATAAGTTTTACTTTATTCTTTTTTATATCCTCAATATATTTTGATTGTAAATCTATTTTTTCTTTTGTAATTCTAAATTCGTATTCTATAGATTTTAATTCCTCTGAAACTTCTTTTACTTTATGTTTCAATAAAAAGTTCATCAAAGAAAATATCTTAATATCTAAAATATCCTCTACCACTTCTCTTCTATCTTTACTTCGTAGTTGCATAAAGGGAACAAATGTAGATGAACCCAAGATTACAACTTGAGTAAATGAACGATAATTTAATTTAAGGATTTGTTGTTCTAATATCTTTTGTGTATCTAATGCATTTGCATCTTGATTCATCATACGACCATTACAATATATTTCAAATATTGTTGGTTTCATTCCACGAATAACTTTGAAATGATTCTTTTGTATTATAAATTCTATTTCAACAACTGTACTACCCATATTGATAGAGTTAATTAGTTGTCCCTTACTGATTTGTCTGAATGGTTTATTGAACAAAACAAAACATAATGCATCAAGAACAGTTGACTTACCAGAGCCATTCTCACCTACTATTAATGTTGTTGGATTTCTATCTAACTCAACCTCTAAAAAGTAATTACCAGTAGATAGAAAGTTTTTCCATCGTACTTTTTTAAAAGTTATCAATCTTTATGTCACTTTCAGTTTCAATAACAACTCTTGCACCACAAGGTAGAATTGGTTTATCATTACCACCATAATACATTTTAGAAGGCCCTAGTATCTCCACACTATGACAGTATGTATTTTTCTTACCTTCTTTGATTGTAATAACTGGTTCGTTAGTTCCGTGTTTTTTGTTTGCACGAATCTTATGTTGATTTACATGAATATATTTTTTAGTCATAAATTCCTATTATATCATATTTTTTTTATTTGTCAATCTTCTTTACAGAGACCCATAATCAAACCTAAAAACATTTTGCCTGGTGGTGCAATAATTCTGATACCAGCATTTTCAGGCATTACTATAAAACTTCCCTCTTTTAATGGTAGTTTAAATATACCTTTCTCACCAGTTTGTATGTCTAAGTCAATACAGTCTGGTGTACAACAAGGTACATATAACATTCTATGATGTGATGGAACATCTGTTGCTTTATTGAAATCAGCTTGAACTACATAATATTTACCAAATCCAACATCTTCTAATAACTTCATTAGTTTATCAAATAGTGGTTGCATCCAATCGTGTTCAGTTACATCTGCAAACCTTTTATCTTCTGTAAAAACATCTTTTGCAACATCAAGAAAATTCTCGTGAAAGGATAACGCTTGACTATGCAAAAGAGTTTTATCATTCTTATTACGATTTTCACCTATCCAAATAGAACCTTTTGGATGTACATCTTTTATTTCACTAAATTTAATCATTAAGAGGTATGAGTCCTTTATCTATTAAATATCCGTCTTCGCCTATCGCTCTATCAGATGTAAATTCTTTTGTATATTCTCTAATGCCTGGAATCACAGCTGCGTGTGCATCTTTTACATAAAACCATAATGATCTAGAAATAGGATATGCACCATTACTAATTAATTCAAATTCTGGACTAACACCATTAATTGTTGCAGGCTTTACTTTATCTCTATTTTCATCTAAAAAAGAATAACCAAATATACCTAATGAATCTGGGTTTGTTGTTAATTTTTCAATTATTAGATTGTCGTTCTCACCAGCTTCTACATATGCTCCATCTGTTCTTATTGCACGACATTCAGATTTATATAATTTTTTATTACTTTCTTTAAGTTTTTTTCTCTCTGGATAAGTTTTACAACCTTTTTCAATACCAAGTTCATTAAGTGCATCTCTAGTACCAGATGTTGGTGGTGGGCCGTAAACGACAATAGGTAAGTCTGGATATGTTGGATTTATCTCATTCCATTTTTTATATGGATTAGGTTTTACAGTTTTACCATCAATGTCTGCTGGTACATCTTTTGCAAGTGCAAGATATAAATCTCTTAAAGATAAATGAAAGTTAGCACCTTTTTTTGAGTTTGCAATCGCAATACCATCATATCCTATTTTAACTTCTGTAATATCTTTGATACCATTCTTTTTACAATTATCTATTTCGGTTTGTTTTATTCTTCTTGATGCATTTGTTATATCTGGGTGTTGTGTGCCTAGTCCAGCACAAAATAATTTTAATCCACCACCAGAACCAGTTGACTCAACTACTGGTGTTTTAAATCCACTAGTCTTACCAAATCGTTCTGCAACAGTTGTTGCAAATGGATATACAGTTGAACTACCTACTATTTTAATTTGGTCTCTTGCAAATAAATTTGTTGCAAAAAATAATGTTAATACAAAAATTAAGTTTCTCATTTCTTTCTCCTACATTTCCATATTACTTGCTTCGACATATAAACCTTTTAACATAGTTTTCAATCTATTTTTATCAAGATTGTTGACATCTAAATCATCAACATAACTATCTAATAAAGTTATAGTATCTTGTGCATTTTCAATTATTTCATTTTTTACATTTTCTGCTTTTAAATCAGAAAAGTCTTCAATAATTTTTACATCGTGAGCTTGTGACTCAGTTAAAACTTTGTCAACAAATCTATCAAACATATATAAATCTTTTTTGTTTACTACAACAAGTTTTACATATTTGTCTTTTAAATCTTTTATTTGATTGTAATTGAAATCTTCACCATTTGAATCATCATAATAAACTTTTTTAAATATAGTATATGGGTTAATAATTCTTTCTAGTGTTCTTGTTTCTGTGTCAAATATATGAAATCCTTTTGGACATTTGTCATCATTCCAAAATATTTGATAAGGTGTACCAAGATAAAATATATGTCCGTCATCGGACTTCTTATGAAAGTGTCCAGACATAACCATATCAAATTTATTAAATACAGATTTTTCCATACCAGTTTCACTTGGGAAACCATGATGCATTTCAAAACCTTTTATCTCTAAATGACCCATAGCTACTGTTGCGTTAGTTTTACTGATGTGTTCAATAGTTTGTTTTTCATTTGTAGAGTTAATCCAAGGTATAAAACATATTGGTATATCAAAATCAACAGTTTCTGTTTCTCTGTATATCTTTATGTTATCATAACGACTACCAATCAGTTCATCAAGTGAGTTTACATCATTAGTATTCTTAAAGTATGTATCGTGATTACCCACTATCATATGCACTTTAATATCATTTGTCACAAAAGTTTCACAAAACTTTTCTCTAAAGTCTTTTGCAATTTTATATGATACAAACTTTCTTCTATCCATTACATCACCTAAATGAATACAAGTGTCTATGTTATGTTCTTTTAAATATGGAAAAAATATATTTTCATAGAACTCATAAAAATAATTATTAAAATGGTCGTGGTCATTTCTTGCACCGAAATGAGTGTCAGTAACTAATGCGATTTTCATATTTAATCTATGACACCCTCGGCCTTTAGATATGATATATTTTTAAGTTGTTGTTCTTTTATCAAATCTTTTGATTGACCTTCATATGCAACACCAATATAATGTTGTATCATATAATCTACTAATCCTCTTTGTCTATCTTCTTGACCATCAAATATAGTAAAGTCACCTAAAGTTCTACCATACTTACCACTTTTATCTTTACTTGTTTTAAGAACTTGTGTAGAACCAACTGGAAGAAACCCCTCTACAACACTTTTTGCATATAGACCAGCTTTCTTTTCCTCTGGGTCTCTTGTCCTTGATTCTGGAGTATCAATACCTTTTAGTCTTATTCTTTCGTTCCACAACCAAGTATTGAAACCTAAATCAATATTGACATCAACAGTATCACCATCAACAACTCTTACTATTTCACATTTATATTCATACATTACTTTTTTCCATTTATATGTGTCCAAAGTTGTTCAACTAAATCGTCTTTCAAATATCTTCTATCTAACTCAATACCATGTTTGCGACCTACTTTTTCTAATTCTCTTTTAGTCATAGTCATAAGTCTTGATTTTTTTATTTGTTTTGGTTTTGGTTTAAATAGATTCGTAATGAAACTAAACATACTATTCTCCTTTGTATCCGTCAATATGTTTCCATTGACTATCATATATGTAAGATTTTAAATCATCATATCCACCGATATGTTCGTTCTTCTCATTCCATATTTGTGGAACAGTTTTGAACCCTTGTTTTTTAAAATCTTCTCGTATATCATTATTTGATACATTGTGTTCTTCATAATCTATATTGAAATTTTCCATAAGTTTTTTGGCTTTATCACAATAAACACAAGTATCTGCTGTAATGATTCTGTATTTAACTCTTTTTTTTATATAATTATCTAAGTTCATTTTTCCTCTTCATAAAAGTTTTCTAAACTTTTTTTAGTTTCTTTTTTCTTTGTCTTTGATTTATAAACTTCTTGACCATCTGATGGTAACATATTCTTTTGTAAATAATCCATATATTGATTACCATAGTTTGTATCATCAAGTGGATTTTGGTCAAAGGTAGGCATCATACTTTTCTCTATTATTTTATGTTTAGTATGTGTTTGTTTCTTTTCTTTTTGTATTCTACGAATAAATGCATAATATATTATTTGTGTAAAATATGAAAAAGGATTCTTTGATTTTTCTGGATTAAAATTATTTACATACTGTAAACAGTTTTCTATACCATCACCTATCATTTCTTCTTTATATGAATAATTAATAAAGTTAGGTCTGTACGATAAATGTTGTGCAATCTTCATAAAACATTCACCAATGTAATCTGTTACTGGGGGTATATCCTCACCAGCAGATTCTGCATCTTTAACTTTTTCTTTCCAATCAATTATTGCTTGTAAAAATTCTTTATTATTAACATAGTGTTTTGCATTTGCAGCCATTAATATTCCTTGAGTGATAGTACCACATAAAATTAATCAAGTCAACCATACTAAAAAATTTATTTTAGTATTGACAAGACTCTTTAATTGAGTTATACTATTTTTGATTTCAGACAGATTAGTTATTTTTTTTAGATTCATCTTCATCATAATAATAATTACAATATTCTTCTACTGCATTTTCAAACTTATCTTCTTCAGATATTTCTTCTTTCATTTTCTTTTCTAACTTTGAGTTAGCTTTATCTAACGCAGAATAATTATCAAACTCTTTATACTTTTTAATTATATATTGATAATATTTACTTAATCCAATATTTACTCCATGATGTACAACTATTTGACTTCTTTCTATTGCAAATGTTTTCTCATCAGTAAAGGTAGCCCACTTACGAAGTGCAAGGTTTTCTTCGTATTCACCTCGTTTATTCATAGTGGTCATATTAATTAACTTTAATGGTAAAGAAACTTTAAGATAATCATTTTCTGTATCATGTACCATACAGATGATTTCATCACCATTAGATAGTTTTAATATTCTTGGATTATTACTCATTCCATAACCTTAACTTTTGATTCATAGGTGTCCAGTCTGTGGGTGGATCATCAAATTCTGTGGTATTGTAATCTACATTAGACCAGAAATGATTAAACACTTCTTCTTTTGTACCACCCAATATATTAAATTCTTTAAACATTTCGTTTATTCTTTTTTTAGTTTTTTCTTTATTGTATTCTATTTTTCTTTTATAGTCATACATTTCTTTAAACTTTATATATTCTGGTTTTGATATCATAATTTTATCCTATGTATTGTATAATCAAATTGTTCTTGGTTGTATATATTTATTCTTTCCATAAAATGACGAAGTGTAAAGTTCTGTCTACTTTTATGTGTAAAATCATCTGCAAGGTCAAACAATTTACAGTTATCTTTATTACTACCTAATCTTAAACCTCTACCAATAGATTGTAACACTCTTATTTTACTTTTAGATGGTGAAGAAAAAATAATATTGTGTAAGTTTTTAATATTAATACCAGTAGAGAAAGTACCATATGATGCAACGATGATTGCATTTTTAGATTTTTCAGTTAAAGCTCTAATGTCTTCTCTCACTAACGCATCAACTTCTCCACTAACGAAAAATACTTTTCTATCTTTGTATGTGTCTGATATAAGTTTGTGTAAAGGTTTTCCATGTTTTTCTACATATTGATATAATACTAATGTATTACCACTCAATGGACTAATTAATTTATTTACAAAGTTTAATCTTTTTTTGTGATTAACTATATAATCTATTTCATCTGCATACTTTAAATCTTTTACTATTTTACATTCATTATCATCATATCCTAATATTAAACTATCTATTTTAAGATTAGATAATGTTTTCTTTTCCATAAGTTCTTTGGTGGATATAACTTTATTCACAGTACCAAATACACCTTCTAATACTAGTTTATGTGTTTGTAAATCATCAAGTGTGCCTGTTAAACCAAAACGATATTTACATAGATGTAATTTATTCATAATAGATGTTAAAGATTTAGATTTAAAAGTATGAGCTTCATCACCTATTACACAACCGAATTGTTCAAAATATTTTTTAGGAAATTTATAGAGTGATTGCCAAGTTGATATGACAACATCTTTAATAACTTTTTTATCATGACCTTGATAAATTTTTTGCATATAAGATTCTAACCAACCATAATCTAAAAAGTCTGAATACATTTGTTCTACTAAACTTGTTGTTGGAACTATTATAAGTGTTTTAAGATTTTTTGAATGACACCATCTAGTAAGTCCATAAATGATTAACGATTTACCAGATGCAGTAGGACAAACAAAAAGACCACGACATTTTCTGGCACCATAAAGAATACTAGAAATCTGATAATCACGAGCTTTGTATGGAATTTTAAGATGTTTAATAAATGATTTAATAGTTGAGTCATCTATATTCTCTGGTTTTGCATCAAATTTTAATTCGTATCTTATGTCATTTCGTTTACAAAATTCTCTGATGTATGGTAACAATCCCAAATAGATTTGTCCAGTAGCAACTGAGAATAGTCGTATTTTTCCATCCCATACTTTGTTTCGATAACTGGGCATAAATCTTGCACCAGGCACTTCAAAGGTAAAATACTCTGAGAGTTCTCTTGCAATATGTGGTTCTGTTTCAATTCGTATGTATACTTCATTTTTTTTCTCTATTTTCATAAGGTACTTCTTCTTTGTCTAATTCTGGAAAAGGGTCTTTATGATGTTTTAGTTGTGCATCTGCTTCATTTGCAGCTCTGACCTTTTCCATATCTTTTGTAGTGTGTGGAAGACCAAGTGCTGGTCTAGAATCAAATTTACAAAAATCACCATATGGGCCGTTCTTGTCTACATAATGTAAAAATACTTGTGTTTGCCATGCACCCTCTGGTGCATCGAACGCTTCTCTCCAATGTTCCACTTCACACCCACGATAGATTACTCCATCACCAGGCTCCATTGGAATCATTTTACCCTTTGAACCTCTCTCTCCAGTTTCTGGGCCGACAAACATACCCCAGTTATAATCTTCTTTACCTTTATAATCATATCCTAAACAACAAGTAATAGATACTTCACAAGATGGTCTATCTTTATGTCTTTTTAATACATCACCTATTTTATATAATCTATAATAAGAGTAAGTAGGCCATAATTCTAAACCAGTAGATTGTTCTATTTTCTTTCTTCCAAAATTTAAAAGTGTTTCCATAAGTGGATCACCATAAACACTGTGACTGCCTGGTATTTGTGCATTTTCATTTTCTGGTCTGAAATTACTTGCCCTATCATAATGAGAATATTGAGCCGCTACTTTTGCAATATCTTTTGGTATCATCTCTTTGATGAGAACATATTTTTTTTCTTTGAAAAATTTTGCTGTATCAATCATCTGAACATCTTCCCTAAATTCCATATTACTAATGAATATCTAGTACCCTCAGTAACTGGTGTAACCAAGTGATGTACAAATGATGGAAATACTATTATAGAACCCCTTGGTCTTATTTCTGTACAAGTATGATATCTTTTGTTACCAGCGTGTGGGCCGAAGTCAAACTTTAGATTACCACCTTTGTAATGTTTTGGATTTGTTAAGTTTACTGTAACAGAAAGTTTTCTAGTTTTATTAAATTGATTTGGATTATCTACAAAACCAGGCGCTGGAATATATCTAGGTAAACCAGCAAACTTACCACCTCTGTAAGTTTTATCAAACTTTATTTCTTTACCAGTTTCATCTTTTGCAATCATCCATGAACCATCTGTATTTTTTCTTCTTTGTTTTTCATCAGTCGGATCAAAAGGTATGTATGGTCTTGAACCACCATCAGTATGCCACGAATAAAACTGGCCAGGATTGTAAACTGTAAACTGACAAGTTTCAGAAAAGTCCCACTCGTAATTCCAACCAGCTTTATGATTTGCTTCATGTATGTAAGGATGTATTAGTTCATAAATCCATCTATCTGCTAACCAACCAACTTTAGTATCTCTAACATAAACATCTTCTTCTTTGATACCTTTTTTTCTTCTACCTTCAGCGGTCAGATGATTTTGTGCGATATTACCAGCGTTAGATGTTTCACCACCCTTTTGTCTAAAATCAAAAGTGGTAGCATCAGTTGCTTGTTTTCCACTTCTTTGTTCTGTCATTGTCATGTCAGACAACCCTCTCTCTATAATTGCATTACATTGTTGGTCATTTAATGCACTTTTAAAATAGTAATAATTATTTTCAGCTATACTCATAATGCACCTTCCGTATATTTTATCCAAGTGGTTATATTTCGTAATTGAAATCCTCTATTGTGTAAATTTTTGATTATATGTTCTAAGTAACTTGATACTACTTTTAGATAATCTAACTTGGATTGCAGTTTAATCATATCCTCGTCTGATTCAAGATATGTTGGAATATCTTGTCTTAATATTTTTAACTCAAATGGTTTTTCTGCTTTACCAGAATAGTATTCCCATTTTTGTTTTCGTAACAACTTCATATCACTTTCTGCTTTACTATGCATTAATCTAAAATTACTATACAATTTTAAATATTTATTAAGTAATGCAGGCGACCTTGTTTCTTCTAAATTGATGTTAGTTTCATCAATCTTAGAATCTTTATCAAACATTTCTTGTATTTTTTGTAAGTCCATAAGGTATTATATATTATAATGTAAAAAATGTCAAGTTATTTTCAAATTTTCAAAATCATAGATTTGATATTGGAATGTTGCAGTTGCACTTAGATATTCTGTGTCTGTTGAGTCATTTGTATATTGTAAGGAAGATAAAGATACTGGATAGACATTAGAAAACAATATATTTACTACTGGATTATTTTTATTTGATAATATAGTAAGTGTTGCATCAGAGTACATCGCACTATCTGGTGTTCTTGGTTTTACAGAATCTGATGGTTTACTTTTTGTATTTGCAGTTGGAAACCTATCTACATTATCTTCTCTAAAACTTTGAAATTCAGCTCGTTCTTTAGGAAACCCTATTGCACGAATCCATTTATGTAACTCTTGATAATTCTCTAAATTTTCATCAACTAAAAATGTAATCTCTAAATTTTCATAAGTTATCTTGTCTGGTAAAACTGGTATATCTTTAAATGGTGTAGGAAATAATGCCTCACCCATGTTGATGCCTGGGACATTACACGCAGTGGTAAAAAATTGAACTTTAGGTAATTGTAAAATAGTGAACCTATACTGCGTTGGTGCAGAATAGTCTATTACTTCTGGTTGTCTATTTATCGCTGTTAAGTCTGTCATACTATTATTTATA